ATCTTTCTCTTCAACTCCTGCTGTCATTTCTGTTTTACCTAATTTATCCATTAAATCCGCTACTGCTCTACTATAAGCTACTTTCATAGCTGTATTTTTATTAGGTGATTTAGCATATCCATATCCAGCTCCTTTATAATCCTTAAACTTAGCTAATGCTAATGGAGCATCTTTCTGTACTTTTATAGTATCGACTTTTTGTTGAGGCTTTATTTTATTTTGTACAGCTGTTATACCTGCTTTAACTTTATCTCTTAGACCTTGAAAATTTTGACCAGATGCTGATTTGGGTGAACCTAAAGTCGCTAAGCCCATTGCACCTATTGCAGCAGCTTTTTTCATATTTAACTCATCCAAGCTTTCTTCTTGATGAATCTCATTTACTATATCAGCTAACTTTATCATTTTGTTTTACCCCAAGTTTTACCTTTACCCGGTCTACTACATTGAGAAGGTGTTGGACGGCATGAAGGATATTTTGCTCTAGTTTCTCCTTTTTGTCTACCACATGGCTTACATTTCTTATGCCCATTTTTTTCGTGACACGTATTACAATCAACCCAACCCCCTTGTCCATCTCCACCTTTTCTAGAAAACCATTTATGTAAAGACTCTTTCTCTTCTACTAAATCTTCCTCTTTTAATCCTTTCCAAATCTCCCCTCTTCTACATCTAACAATCGCACCTGATCTATAGGCAGAAGGTTTATCGTATTTGCGGCGAGCAATTCTTAGACAACGATCGTCTTTTCCTTCAAGGATTTCGTTTAATATGTCTATAAGCTTTACCATGCTCTACATGACCAATAATTTGCTTTTGTTCTTGGTCCTGGATTTTCGCAATGATGTCTTGCTCTATAACTTCTCCTGCGAGCAGGAATTGATTTTTTTATTCTCATATTAGGATCGCCAAAGTTAACTTTTATTACGTTTCCTTTAGCATTCTTAACATAAACTGATCTCTTCTTCGGTCCGCCTGGAGTTAGAAAAGGCTTACCTAAAGTAACTTTTCTTCCTCTATACTCTGCTTCTTCAATCATTCCGCTATTCCAACACTCTGTAATATATTCTGCAAGACAATGAGGACAATAACTGTCTGTCTCGTCTATTTCATCTAGTTTATTTCCTGCAGCAACCGCTGCTTTATATGCTTTTGAGCCTTTAGGTGATGATTTTTCACCGCGAGCTTTTTTAGCATTAATATTTGCCCAAAGCCCTTTGTTTTCCTCTTCTATATCGGCGCGCACTTGCTGAAACTCGTTTGCACCATCATGATCCATAGTATGCATTTCGTTAGTTCTTCTACTGCAGTGGTGTTTTCCTGTTAAAAAAGGTTTAGGACAAGAAGTTCCTTTTACGTGAACGTGTCCGCATTTTCCGCAGCATGTACCTGTTGCCTCTTGCATTAGTGTAAGAATTTAAGTTTATACTTAGTTGATTCTATTAAATGTACTACCTCGTCAACTTGATTTTGAATATAAGAATCTTGCGGAATCTTAGTTCTAATTGTCTCTACGTATTTAGATAAAGCTTCGAAATAATTTACTGCTTGATCATCTTCTTTAAAAGTAGCAGGAGATGTATATCCTTTTGCAATTCCGTATCTACCTTGAAAGCTCTCAACTAATCCATCAAATAACTCTACAATCTCGTCGTAATATTCATTCAATGCTTTATGTGCGGCATAAGAAGGTGTTTGCCAATGAAAAACGTGGGCTTGCTGTCTTGAAGCCATCAAAGTTGATATAAACTGTACGAATTCGTTCATTATTTTGTTGGATTTTCAGGTATTTCTCTTTTAGTTGCCTTGATAGCTTTATGCTTATCACGTAACCCTTTAATCATATGCATTTTTCTTTCAGCTTGCTGATGGTGTGCTTCAGATAGTTCTGGCTTTTCAGTAGCTTCTTTCATATGATTGTTAATTTCTTTCTGTAATCTAGCAATATGCTTGTCGATTTCGCCCATTACATGATCTTTTTTCTTTTCTACCTTATGTAAGTGCTTATGTAAGTCATTAATAGCAGCTTCTGCTACTATGTTTGCTTCCTCTCCATCACCGTAAACACCGTGAACTGATTGAGGATCAAACTGTCCAGTACCAAAAGCGTGTGTTTGGTGTACTAAATCTTCAGGAGAAGATTCTGGATTTGGCTTTAATACTATGAAGATTTTACCTACTTTATCTTCGCATCCTGGGTGATCCCAAGATTGCATTTGAGGTCCTTGCATCATTTCCATACCTTCTTCTTTAACGTGTTGTGGTAATTTTTTAATATTAGGAGTTTCATGTGACCACTTCTCTGCTGTTTTTGGCATTGTAGCGTACATGAATCTTTGTTGAGCTTTTGATTTAAATGGCATCCTTATGTATTTTCTCCATTATAAATATCACGTTCTTTTAGTTTAGCAATCTCCTCTTTTACCTGTTTGTATATGTCTTTTTTATCACCTCCCCCCCATTTCTCTACTTCGCCCATTTCAGAAACAAAGCTATCTTTTTCGTCAACCCATTGCTCTAGAGCCTGTTCTAGATCGTCTAACTCGGCATTTTTGTTGCGATTCATAATATTTCTAGAATACTCATCCCACTTGCCTTGACGCTTAATTTCGGATTCCATCTTAATAACGCAGTCAAAACACTTTTGATGAATGGCCCACATCTTTTTATTATACTCGTCTACTTTCATCAATTTTCCGCAATCTGGACATGATAAAGGTAAGACTATTAGCTTTTTAATTTCGTCAAGCTTGGTCACGGTTTGCTTGATACCATTCTTAATAGTCCATTTCTTACCGTTTTCTTCCCAAACATCTCCTTCTTTATAGACTCCTTTATGCTTTTCGTAGCCTGACTGTATTTGAGTTTTATCGCCAGTTTGACCAGTAATAATGTTTCTCATCCTCTGTACATCGCGAGGATTGAATTCTTTTTTTAATTCACCACTCATAACAATTTTTTATTTTTTTACTATCCTATATGTTTCGCCGAAGTCTATCAGTTTGTATTCTGGAGGTAAGTTTTTTCTTATATAAGCACCGTATAATTTATAACGTCTCATATCGTCTTGCTTATCAACTTCCTTAGTCTTAATTGGTCTAAATATAACCATTTCAGGATTAACCTTCTCTATAAAGTCTTTAGCAATAGTTACAACTGTAGATAAAACTCTTAATGGAACTCCTTCGTTAGTATCTAAACTAACGTCGGGATCTCCGTCTTTTGAAGTAGTATTAAATGACAAGTCGTACATACCGTCTTCTAAGTTAGCAATACCCACCCCGTAGCTACTATTGTCGGTATCGAAAGAATAAAAGTAATTACCGTCGCCATCCTCATCGTCAAATCTCCAAGAGTAAGTTTTAGTACCTTCACCTATTTCGTTTATAGATTCAGTTTGAGGTAAGTCGTAGACAGCTACATTCTTCTTACCGTAATCTCTCATAATAATACCTGCCATTGCATTAGCATCATTCTCAATATCAGTTCCTGTTTCACCTGCTTCATTATAGATCATATCTAATTCATTCTGTCTGTGGTGACATAGTTCATGTGCAAGACTTCTACAGATGTCTGCAAGGTTTCTACCTAGGTAAAATACTTTTAGAGCGTTAGTTTGAGGATTATACTCGCCGTAAGATCTATTTTGTACAACAAAAGACCTATCTTTAATTAAAGAAATTTTAGGTAAGGTCTGAATATTCAATTCTGACTTACAAAAAGCAATAAAGTCTTTTAATATATTAAGCTTGTTCTGATCCATTCTTGCGTACTTTTGTTGCTAACATTTTAAATATTTTTGGTGCTGCACCTTTATTAAAAGCAGCTTCAGGTATAGATTCTGCAAACTCTTCATAATTACCGTTTGCTAAAATATTTCTAACATGAGGCGAAGAAACGATGCCGTCCTTATCGTGTATAGGAATTAATTTAACTTTATCGCCATAATTCTCTTGTAGGGCTTTTCCATAGTCTATATCATCTGTTTCGTCATCGCTTATTGCAACGTAGATCGTATCTAGGGTTGTATTTTTATTTAAGTAATTTATAATTGTAACTACTGGAGATTCTGCAGTAGTAATACTAACTGATATTTTAGGGTTAGGTTCTGCTTTCAGAAAAGTATTCCAAATCATAAGAGAGTCTTCAGGAGTAATTCCATCGACTACTTTCTTACTTATTAAGATATATACCATTTGAATATAATCTCTACTAGCTAATTCTTTAGCAGCTTCGTAATGTCCTTTATGAGGAGGCTTAAATCTACCTGGATAAAAGCAAGGACCTGGTTCATTTATAATAGCTTCGGCAATTCTCTGGCCGATTTGAGTAGGGTTGATCATACAGTTATAAATATCTAACCGAGAAGTAACTTAGGTTTTGCTGCTTCAATCTCTTTCTTAAGCGTCTCCATATATGTTACTGCTATCTTAACCCTTTCAAGTATCGCTTTAGCTTCTTCTTGATCTAAATGAAGTCTAAAAGTAAAGATTTGATATTCTTCTGTAACTCTAGGATCAAAGCTAATAAAATCACACCATTGTGCTCCTGCACAAACCATGTTTGAGACGCACTGGTAGTAGTAACTAGGTGCTACGTCTTTAAATTTCTCAGCTGAGTTAATCAAGCCGTGTTTAAAGTGATTTGCAGATTTATACGGACACTTTACTTCGATAATGCCTTCTGAACCTACTAATCCATCCGGAGATGCCCGTAATGCTCTCCTGCTGGTATGAAAGAGGCTTTGTCTACTTTTAACTTTGTAAGTTTTTGATAGTGTTCAATTGCAATGGGCTCTAATTCAGTACCCCAGGTAAGGGCGGCACCTACTGCAGGTTCTGTAAACCCTCCATAGAACTCACATACTTTTTCTAATAAGTAAGTCTTAGCAGTATCAGTAAGATCTTTCTTACCCATTATTTTATAAATCTCTGAGCTCGTTATTTTCCCTTTTCTCATTTCAAACCATTGCTCGGAACGCTGTTCTACAATCATAAATTCATTTTCTTTAATAGCAATTCACTAAATGTAAGTTGCTTAGCTGTATGTAAATATTTCGTCATTTCTTTAAACCCAATCTCAGATGGATCTTTACCTTCAAGTTCTATTAAGTAAACATCTTTACCGAGATTAATTAATTGCTGTGCATATTTAATAGAGGATTTAAAAGCATCGTTATCTAAAGCAAGGTAAACTGTCTTAACATCGCTTTGTACAAGTTTCATCATTAAAGCTTCAGGAATCGTCTTACCAAATAAAGGTACTGCGTTTCTTTTTAGAGCAATCGCGTCGAAAATACCCTCGCAAAGTATAACAGGTACCTTCCAGTTAATAAAATATTCAAGTCCTACTAGGTGATTTTTATTACAAGAGGGTGCGTTATACTTTCTCTCCGGATCTCTTTCAAATGAACGCGAGATAAAGTAGTTTATTCTACCACGAGCATCATAAGACGGTACTATTATTGAATTTTTATACTTTCCAGTCTCGCAATACCCTATATTATACTTTATAACATCAGTATCTGTTATTCCTCTACTTGTAATATAAGATTTAGCCTGTCTATAAGGTAACTTCGTACTTGGTTTTGTAAGGGAAACAAACTCTTTCGGTAACTCTACTACTTCATACTGTTTATCGTCAATCTCTCCCTTACCTCCTGGGAAGTATCCTCGCATTTCAGCAACCTGTATAGAAGTAGCTTGTACTTTCTTCAGTAAAGATACTAGATTTCTACCTTTCGTAGCAGGTTCACAAGTCCAGCAGTGATAAAACCCAGTCTTAGGGTCTATTTCGAGCTTTGGTTTGTGATGCTTACAAAAAGGACAGTGAAAGGCATGGTTACCCTTAGTGGAGGGCTTAGATTTACCTAAAACGCTATGTAAAAGCCCTAAGACTAGTCGTGAATTCTCCATTAAAGTACTTTCTTTAATGTACAATATAGTAAATTATCCTCAATTTAACAAAGAATACTGATACTATTTCTTGATTATCTCGAAAATAATGTCGTCGTATCGATTTTTGTTAACTCGCATATCAATCGATCGACCGGTTTCACCAATTTTTTCTGCTTCTACATGTAAGATATCTAGATAATCAGGGTCTTGTAAATCTTCTATAATTAATCTTCCACCAGACTTAAGTTTTTTTATCCAGTTCTTAACTGCATATACTTGAGAATCTAGAGTATGAGGGCCGTCGTCGATTATAAAATCAAAATAATCATCTTCAACTCTATCTAAAATACCTTGAGTATAAGCATCTCCCCATAGGTAACTTATTTCCGGTACTAACGTAAGATTAGGATCGTTATTGTATTCAGCCGTCCAAAGTTCTGCGTTAGGAAAGTAATTTCTCCATAAACGTAGTGACCTTCCTTCTTGGTATCCAATTTCAAGTAATTTTATACTTTCAAACTGTAGAGGGGTAAAAAGCGGAGAATAATATGCAGCGATATAATCGTGCGAAGTTCCTTTATCCGAAAAAAATCCGTCAACAGATGTTTCTCGGTAAAATTCTAGTAGGGTTTTTGTATTCATTCTATTCTGGCTTTAAATCTTTTCTGAAAAACTTAGCAAGAACATTGTCATTGTAAGATTTATCTGTCAAAAGTACTTCATTTATACATTGATAATGTACTTCCCAATATGTTAATTGCTTTTTATTAAAGCAGAATTTAAGTATTTCTTTACGGAAGTACTCAGTACCTTCTTCTTTAATTTCCTGTAAGATTCCCTTGTTAGAACCCCAGTAAACTAGCCAATTTGACTCAGATGTAACTAACTTTTTAGTAGGTTTTCTGCCAGGACCGCTTAATTCAGCTAATTCCTTCTTAGTTAATTTTTTTCTAATGTTAGAATATAAGGATTTTTTACCGATATAAAACTTTCCAGTCTTAATATTTGTAATTTTATACACAAATCCGATACAGTTTTCAGGAAATTTATCGATAGAATCATACTCTTTTACCGCTCCCTCCTCGTATATAAACCAATTTTTTGACATAAACTATTCTTTTAATATTAACTATCCCACCTTACAATAAATGTAATATCGGTGTTTTCGGGAATTGGATAGGGCGTTGCAAATTTTCCTACTACCAATAATTCATTAGCTGGACTAAAAAGTCCTATTGTAGTTGCGTAAGGATTAAAAGCAGATCCAGTTAAGTTATCGGCAATGGTACCGTCTGTAATAATCCCTACCTGTGCCTGTCCGTCTTTCGGACCATAAAATGGCATTGCAAGAGCGCCTGTAATAAAGGTAGTATACTTAAATGCAGTAGGATTTTGTGAGTAGTTGAAATCATTTTCCAACACCCTACACTTAACTTCGTTAACGTAAATTGTCGTTTCTGCAGTTAATCCGAGATTATATGGTTCTATGTTAAACGGCATAGTTATAAATATCAGTTTTCACGTCTTTCCTCTCTTGGATAAAACTCAAAACGATTGTGTTCAGTTGGAGTTGCAAGTAAAATACCGGGTTTTAGAGTTCCTTTTACAGCATCTTGGTAAAAATGAGACATCCAAGTTTGTTCAAAAGGATATGAGTATTTTGTGTCTATAAACATTTTCTTGTTACCTTCTCTAGAGACTATTTGAGGCCAGTTACAGTAAAAAATTTCGCCAGTTGCATAAGGCAATCCTCTATAGGATCTTATACTACTAAACTTCATAAAGGGAGCTTTTTCAATATCGCCATCACCTTTGGTAGGGTTTTCTGGAAATAACTCCTGTCTTACGTTATCTGGAATATTGTGCCATGACCATTGTTTTCTATTATCTCCATAAAATTCACTAAAATTAAATTTAAGAAAGTCAAACTTTTCTATTTCCATAATTTGTAACACGCTTTCGTAAAAATTTGGAATCTTTCTTTTAAAACCATTTCTACAAAATTCTTCTGTACCGTTATAAAAAAACATATCATCTTCAAAAAACATATGATATTCAAATCCATTTTCATCAGCATGCTCTGCACAAAACTGCCTGCCGGCGCATATACCAATGTTATCTTTTTTAATTTCTTCAAAACCGTACTTCTGACATACTTCAGCAAAAGTCTGATCTGTAGAACGGTCTGTTGAATTATTTAATAAAAATTTCTTAGGTTTATCTAAAAAGTTTTTATCGTAAGCTTCAAAAGACTTGCATAATGTTTCTAGTTGACTTGGAAAGTTAAAGCCTACTACATATAAAGCAACTTTATCAACAATTTCTGGTAGTTCTGCACTTTTTAGCATTTCAAAGAAAGGCCATACAAGTCCGTTACCTTCAATTTCAAACGGTTGAATTAAATCCGGGTATTTGTAGGTTAGGATTGTGAATAGACATTCATCAGCTCCCATATAGCCATTACTAATAGTATCTTGAAGTATAGAATAGTAGAGGCCGTTTAATTCGTGTATTTGATCTTTTTTTCCTCCCCAAAATCCTCCTCTTGATATTTTACTTACATTTTCTACCCCGCAATATTCTGCTATTTTAGATCTTTCAAACCCGTGTATTTCATTATTAGCCTCATACGGGTAGGTTATGTAGGTAATCTTTTTAATTGAATCTGTATAATTTTTTAACTTGTCGAGAGCATTGCCATAAGTAAAATAACCTTGGTTTACTGTAGAGGTTAATCCTCCATCAATCCAATAAAAGTATTTAGAGTTAAAGGGATTCATTATAGCAGAATCATTGACCATAAACATCTTACACATCATCATAGG